GGCTAGAGGAATTTAGCCCGGAGATGAACTTTAGTTATGAGACAAGCAAGATGAATTACAACGAGGGATGGCCAGATAGCATAGACAGTCCATTTTATACAACACCTATCGGCACAATAATTAAGTATGACAATCCTGGTTACAAGCCAAGAAAACAATTTAACAGATACATTGCATATATATTTGAGATGCACTCATGATTGTTTGTAATTATTGCATGGACGGTATGAGTTTTATGAAAGGAGAAGTAAATGTCTCTAGCTATGGACAAAGATTCCATACACCATGTTATGAAGAACACATGAAACCTATACACGACCATTACAGAAATGGAGGTACATGGCAAACTTTAGTTAAGGATGTGTACGGAGAAGATAATAATGGATAAAACTTATAAAATACTTGTAAGATTTGATGCAAAAGATTGGGATGACGCTGTTAGCGTTGTAGAAAATATGTATATAAAAGATTGGATACAAGAAATGGAGGAGGAATAATGGATAAAGATAAGATAATAAAAAAGTTAAAAAATCAAATTGATATGATGTGGCTTGGATTTGAGGAGGGAATTTCTGTTGATGAAATGAACAAAAGAATATTTCCTGAATCATTTAAGGAGGAGTAATGTTGCAATTAGGAGAGATTATACAAATAGGAGATGACTTAGATGGTGCAACGTTATGTGATTGGTGCAACATGCACTTCAAAGGAGACGGAGATTTGACACGTTGCAACACATGTTGGGATGAAACAAGGTGATTTGTAAAATGTGTGGCAACTGGATACCTCCGGAGTTTGATTCATGTTATGTCTGCGGAGAATACAGGATCAATTTTTTTATATATAAATTGTTAAATAAGATTAACGCACGACACAGAGAGGAGGTGAAGTAATGGAAGATAAAAGTATTATTAAGATAGCAGAAGTTACATTAACAGTTTCTTGGGAGGGAGACTGGGACCAACCATGGACTCCTGCTGACGAGTTGTGGCAGTATGTAGGTGATAGAGATTATAATTTAGCAGAGGTATCACTGTTAAAAACTGAAGTAAAAATGAAACAACTTGTAGATAAAGACGAATAATTATACCTTATAATTTACTGGCCTCTTATGTGGTGCGCGTGGTTTGATATTATCATCGCTCTCACATGGGAGGCCATCTACATGGTGCATGTATTTTCTACTACAAACTAAACAAGGCTCATGCCTGTTGTAATTCCAATCAACTTTAGCCATCAAGTATGTTAATTGTAAAGCGATCTTTCTTGCTACTAAATCTACATCTTTACTCATAGCGCACGACACAGTCTATGGATTGTTAGGCACTGTACTCCAGAATGGTTCATCATAAAATTTATTTCCTTTTCTTGCATCTATAATCTCACAAAATGTTTCTAATGGTAAACATACAATTATAGGTACGCCATCAGGTTGTCTTTTTTGTTTGTCAGTTTTAACAAGTCTTTTCCAAATCAATGCAGTAAAATCTGATTTACTTTTCTTCATTGCCTTGGCTAGTTCTCTTGTTACATTTAAAGATTGTCTAGCTTTACACTCTACAAAAAAGTCTATGCCGTTCCATTTAAAAACGACATCACCTCTGTCGTACTTGCCTCCCTCCGGGAGTCTCTCTCCACCTAATAATTTTGCTACAAAGGTTTCTAACCTCGTACCCTGTTGCTTTGGTTTGTTCATTCATATCTTTCCGATTGCCCTCGGTTTTAAAAGTCATAGTAACTTATGTCATTCTTGTACGTAGTTACTTTGTACTCATCTTTTACTTTCATTCTTTTTTTTCTTAATGACTTACTACTATTTACTATTGTCGCAAATGCGTTAAGCCAATTTTGCATTGTCTCTTTGTAGCATCTGCCATAGTCTAGTTGTATATTTTGTTTTGTATAATTAAATACATACAAGTCATTAATATCTAAAAGTATTTGTAAATCACCGTAACCTTTTGTGTTTACATAACCCATTGATATACCACCATGATGTCCACAATCATCAACTGGTATATCATGGCCTTGTTCTATCAACATGTAAGTTACTCCTGCATTAAAAGTATCTTTTGGTAAAAAAGAAATTCTATCACCAGGATCAATCTCCTTTATAGATACTGCACTTTCTAATACAGCGCTCGACACAAGCATTTCGTAAACTAACTTGCCACCTTTAGACTCTATAATATCTTTCATAATGTCTCTCCAATTAAATCATCAAACGTTTGCATGTAATATTGTTTCTCTTCATGTTGTGCGTTTCTGTATTTATATACATTAGCTCTATGACTATGGTTCTCCATATCACATGGTTTACCCTCTATAACAATACGTCCATCTTTTTTCATTGATGCTTTGTTCATCTCACTAATTCTATTTCTAGCAGAGTAACCAGTTTCTTGTATAATAGATTCAATGCAATGCCATCTTCCATCAGACAATATAGATTTTATAATATCTACGTAGCTCATTAAAATGGTGGTTCATCACAAGGATGACCATGCATACTCACATCAGGTTTAATCCAGTCTTTAGATTCTGGTTTACCTTTACACATTTTAATTACTTTAGACAACGCATCACCGTCATCCTTTGCAGGCACTAACCATGTAACATAATACTCGTTACATGTCATTTAGACTTTGCCTCCTTTAATTTTGTAATTAAATCTGATGCATCGCCTTTTGATAATTGACCGCCCTCGACAAGTCCTTTTGCCTCCTGTGCAATTTTATCTTGTCCTGCATCGATACACTCTGGCACTAATGTATTTAAAATAAAATTAGATTGTGCATCTGTCATTGGATCTTGCATCCACTTACCCTCTGGTATGTCAATCACTTCTTCCTCCTTTTTATTTTCTTGTTTTATTTCTGGTTCTAATCCTGCACTTGACACTAAACTTAACAGTTCATCTTGTGCAATATCCATCATTGACTCTCCATTTTTTTCAAAATGTAAAGCAATCTTATCTAATAGTTTGTCCATCTCGCTATCAGTATAAGTCTCAACACTGTCATCTTTCTTTAACATTCTTTGCTTGCCATAGTTTACAAGTTCTTTTATCATTCTTTGTTCTTCTTTTTCAGTCAACCCATATTTAAAAAGCAAAACATTTTTAATATAATCTATTACTCTTTTAGTATTTTTAAGACTATCTTTTGCAACTTTAGCTATCTCATCTGAACCAGGAGATGATTTACGTTTCTGTTCTGTAACTTGTACAGACTTAGTTTCCATCACCTCCGATTCAGATTGTTGCGTTGCCTGCGTTATGGAAGAATTTTTATTAGCATAATGTTCTTCTTCTGTTGTCTCACCTGTCCATAAATGCAACCCTATTCCGTGTCTCATAGCACCTCTTTTCAATGCATCAGACATACATAATTTTAAAAGCTCACCCTCTGTATTTTTATTACCTACATCATTGTTATCAACATCACCAATCTCGTCATGTGATACACCAAATAAAGTAAACGTAGTTACAACTGCTCTTACAGAATTATCTTTATCTCTAACTACCTCTTTTAATATGTGGGACCATTGGCCATACGCAAACTTATTTAACCTTTTTGTTACTAGATGATGTGGCACATAACTACCGAACTTACCTCTCGGTGCAGGCTTGACTTCATCTTTACTAAATGGTTTAGTAAGTTCCTTTTTTATTTTGTCGTCCATGATTATTCCTCCTCGCCTGTGTCTAATCGCATGGGATCGTCGTCATACGATTTCACAATCTTATCGTTCATTTCATAATGCACCCAAATATTTGTAGTGGATCTCACATTATATTGTAAAGTTAAATCCTTTATACTTTTCTCTTTATGATTCCATATCATATCAAATATTTTTTCGCACTCTTCTATACTGTCTGCAGTTACAATGTAATCTCTTACACTTGTGTCTGTAAACATAATTGATACTTGTTTATTCATAATTTCATAATATATATTTTTAAAAAAAAATCAACCTCTTATATAAATTATATGGTATAATTAACTATCGAAAAATGATGTACCTCCAAGTATTGAATTAGACGATAGGTTAAAAGAGGTCTGGCAACAGACCTCTTTTTTTATTCTTCTTCTGCATCTTTAATTGCTTGTAACATCTGTGTGTTCCACTGTAAAACAAAAACTTCACATGATGATTTTACTTTTTGAATATCATAAGCACCAAGTTCCCTACCTATAGTTGCTTTAAAACCACCTAAACTATTGTGTAAATCTAAGGCCCACTCTTTTAATTTTTGTTTGTCTGCAAACATACCATCATACGACTTCTGCATTGCTGTATCCCCTCTCTGTATCTTCAATTACCATAGTAAATAATCCTTGTTGTGTTGACTTACCTGTCTGATGTTTAAACCAAGTTGACTCATCAAGTGATGGTACTTGGAACCAACTACGAGGATCAGTTTTGTGTATGTAATGATGGTAATGACCACTTACAAGAATCTTTGAATCACCAGGATGTTGCCATCCAAACGCTTGGTCTCTCCACCATTTCATAACTTTTGTCTCTGGTGTCCCACCTCCCATACCAATAGCATGGCCATGCGTAAAACTACAGACGGTGCCACAAATATTAAATGTTAAATGTGGTTCATCTGGTATGACAAACTTAATATGTTTATATGTTTTATTCTGTGCAAATATTTCACCTAATTGTTCAAAGACTTCAAGGTCAGAGTTGTCCATCTCACCTGTTGGTGCAACTCCTTTGGCCACTCTTTTAGTACCATGATTTCCGGGAACCGCGCCAACTACAACTAAATCAAAATCTTTAGACCACTCTACTAATGCTTTGGCAATAAGTTTTCTTGCAACTTTAATTTGTGATCTGTTATCCAACTCGACTGAAAAAGTTTGATCCGGATAGAATCCTACACACCCCTCGACAATATCACCTAATCCTACTATCGTTAGCTGATCAAACTCCATACCTGCTTTACGTAAAAATTCATATCGTTCTTTTACTTTGTCTATCTTATCTAAGAATCTTTCTACGATGGCCTCTGTGCCACCACCATCACGCTTACCTAATTGTAAATCTGATATGGCTACAAAAAAAGATCGCTTAGGATTTTTAATTTTTGGTTTAGGTTTTCTTTTGTGTGATTGTATCCACTTTAATAATTTATCATATTCTTTATCTGATAATGCTAAGTCATTTGCTACAACAGTGGCACGATAATACCATGCTTGTTGTATATTTCCCTGGCCCATATTCATATCCCAGGTTCTCACTTGTAATGTGTTGTCTAGTATTGTGTAATGCTTTGGATCAAATCCCCACTCTTGTAATAAATCAGCAAACTCTGGATTAGAATTTGTCGTAGGTCTAGATGTTATCGTACCTTTTTTCTTGTCATGACTAAAGGTAACACCAGGTTCCCAACCTTGTGGATGTGTAGGTATAGGACTTTTTTCGTTGTGTGCTACGTCCTGTTGACTCTCCGTAAGTTCTTCCAACTTAGTTTGAGTTTTCTTTTTACTCATAGAAAACCACCTTTCTATATTGTTATATTATTTTGTAATTTGCTTTTTAGCATAAGTCTTTACGACTGCTAATGCTGCGCCACCACCTGCTATTGCTGCTAGCTGAATAGATTCTGCCTCAACTCCGGCCAATGGTGCTACTACTAATGCGCCTATAAATGCCTCGATGAATGTCCAGGCAGTACGCTCTAGCATATCTTTTAAGTCATCACTCAATTTATACTCCCATGCGTCTGACCAAGGAGTCCACCATACATCTGTTTTAAACGTACCGTCCTTGTTTCTTGCTCTTTTATCTTTACTAAAGA